CAGGATGTCGCTGACCTTCAAGCCCGCCTTCGACATGATCTCCATGCCGCCGGCGACCTCCGTCGCGGAAAACTTGGTCGTCTTTCCGAGCTCCAACGCGCGCCCCTTGAGCGCCGCGAGCTCTGTATCCGTGGCGTTGCTCACCGCGGCAACGCCCGACATCGTCGATTCGAAGTTGGCCCCGGCCTCGATGACTTTGGCCGCAACGGTCCCCACGATGGCGCCGGCGCCTATCGCGTACGTCGCTGCAGTCTTAAGACCCGACGCGACGGCGGCCGAAGCGTTGTTCAGCGCCTGCGTTCCCTTCGCCATCCGCTTCTGCAGCTGTTCAGCTCGGGCCGTCATCCGAGCCATGGGTCCGGAAAACTTGTCGACCCCGCGAAATACCGCGTCGACCGTGAACCTACCAGCCACGGCGGAGCCTCTTTTCGTCACGTTCGGCCATGCGCAAAGCCTGCTTGAAGTCGGACAACAGCAAGCTGCGGCCGGACCCCTTGCCGTCGAGCATCACGACGCGGAGCGCGTCACGCGAATCCACGTGCGCAACGAAGGCGCGCTCCGCGGGCCGCGTGTACGTCGCGGCGTAGTCGGCGCGGGTCATCAGCACGACGTGCGCGCTCTCGGGGTCGACGACGGCGACCAAGTCCGCAAGGCTGGCGCCCGTAACCGACGCCTCCGCCTCCCGATGGTCGAGCTCATCGACAACGGCTTGGCAGCTGTCGAAATAGCGATCGAGGATCGGATTCATAGAACCGTCTCCCGCCGCGGGTCCGCGAGACCGAGCGTTCTCCGCAGGGCGGGTAGCTTGCTGGCGGGAGTCCGCTTTTCGATGTGCGCGCGAACGCCATCGGCCACCTCCGGCGCGCAGTCCGGCAGAATCGTCGCCAGCAGCGGTCGGGGAAGCGTAGCGATTTGGCGAATGGCGGTGAGCTTTCCGAAATGGTCCATGGTCAGCATTCGTGGTCCTCTTGATTCCATGTGAAGGTGTCGTGCTCGAGCTCCACACGCGGATCGCGGGCCGCGGCTGCGGCGGCGTCCCGCGCTGCGGCGTTGGTAGGGGCTAGATCGAGCTGTGGTCGCCCCGGCGGGCGAAGGGGGCGGCGCGCCTGCATCTCGTGAAGGGCCGCGACGTCGGCGACCAGCTGTCGCGACCGCTGTTGCACAGCGAGATCCCTGAGATCCCTGGTCACTAGCGTGAGCATCGTTTCTTCCTTCCTGTTTTTCGTGGCTTGGGGCCCCGCGATCCGCGCGGCGCGTCTGGCGGGGCGCTGGCCGCTCGCCAGCGCACAAAGCCGGAGGTCATAGCGAGCGCGGCGACGTCCGGCGACGAGTAGGCGACGCCGAACCAGGCCGCGCCGCGCCGTTCGCGGAGCGCCACGCCTCGCACGCCATCGACACCTTCGAGCACCAGCGCGCGCTCGCGCGGCGCGGCTCGCTGCCACGCGCGGAGCTGTTGAAGGTCCCGCACCCTACAGTGGCTCTTGCCAAGGCAGGCGGGCCGGAATCTCGCCAGAGAACGAACCCGGCAGCACGACGTTGAGCTTGCACGTCGTCGAATCCTTCGTTTGGCGCTTCGTCACGCCGCGAATCAGAAGCTCGTGCTTGCCGTAGATCATCGCGCTTGGCGCTGTTATGGTCAGCGTCGTGTTAGGACGGAAGTATTCACCTCGCGGATCAACGATCGTAGGCAGTTCGATGTCCCAAGACACAGCTTCCCCAAACATTCGGCCCATGAAAGCTGCTGCTGTCTGAGGCGCCCCTCCCACATCGGTATCCTCGGCCCTGTAAGTGAACGGTCGGATCGTCCCAGCGTCATTCATGAACGGGTTCTTGAGAGTGAAGCTGCCCGCCTTCCGCCCTCGCTTCGCAGGGACGACAGCAGTCACTTCTGAATAGAACTCGCGGCTATTGAACTGCGGCGTGACAGACAACAAGGGAGGGATCCCCTCTTCGAGGTGCACGACTGGACGGCCCAGTTGGGCTGAACGCTGGAAGACCAAGTCACCAGTCGGCGAGTCAGTCATCACTACGCCGCGTTGCTTCGATAGCCGGCACAAGAAATCGAAAATCTTATCTTCTTTACCGCACTTCACTCGACCGAAACGAATATCAAAGGCTGATTCTATCCTGCGCTGGATAGACTTTTTCGACGACCGGTCACGTTCCAACTCGCCGTTGGCGTCTGTATCGATGAACGTGGACCTCTCGTCCGCGAAGCGCGCTGCGAAACCGAACGGCTTGCACAATTCATTGGCGATGTCCTCAAGCTTTAGACCTGAGAATTCCTTCGCGCCAAAATTGCCTGGTACGGTGCTGTCGCATATCGCCGTGGGTAGCGCGACAGCTTGAACGCGGACGCTACGTTCTTCCGTGGTGAAAGTTGGATCGACGCTGTGTAGCGTGCCGGTGAACTGCAACTGATGGCCACCGAGAAGCACGGCAATCGGTGCGTAAGAAAAAGGTCGAAACCTTTCTCGAAATGCCTTTCGGCTCGGCTCGAAGGGAGCCGTGAAACCGACGGACGAGAAGCCATCGATTGACTGCTCGAGCTCAATCTCGGTCCAATGCTGAACGTCGTCCTCGCCGATCCGGAGCGTGAAAGCAGACAGGGCATCTAGTTTTTGTAGATCAAACATAGCGAACCTTCACAGGCACTTCGAACAGTTCACGCTCACGGGCAGCGGCGAGCATCGCGGCAGCGTCCCGGGTGAGCACGGGCGCGCCTGCAACGGGCAAAGCGACCGGGATCCTGGTTGACACGCGCCACCTATTTTTGATTCCGATCTCACGAATCGTAAAGTCGGGCAAAACAACATCCGCGAGGTATTCGAGCGGCACTACGAAAAACAACCCGTGGCGAAACGCGGGCTCCGCGCGAAGGGAAGCGTGTGTCGGGAACGGGTTCTCACCGGGCTCCGACGGGCGGTTGAACACTTTGGAGATGAAGCTGTCCCACCCCCGGTAGTAGCCGTACTGCCTGGCCCTGCCTTCAATGTCGCGGTCGCCGGGTGACAATGACCTGCCGTAGCCGTAACAGGCCGCTGTCGCGTCCCGCGGATCATATTCGAAGCGGTGTACGAGCCGGTTCTCAGTCATGCGAATCCTTAAAAAGAGTGCGCTTGTCGCGCGCGGCGCCGGTGAATGACTGACAAGGGGTCCCGGCGTCGCGCGGCATGCCGCGGCTATGACATGCGTCGCTATGTCTGAGCTTCGCGACGGTCGACAGAAGATGTTCAGGTCGTTGGTTGAACGCGCCGAAGCGCGAGCGTGAGTATACGAACGACGAGCGAAGCGAGCTGCTCTTCGTCGATCACAGGCAGGGCCGTCGGAGCAACAAGCGCCCTAGCCAAGTAGGCCACCGTTGCCGGGTGGTCGAGGTCGACGCGGTTGCCGACGCAGGCCGGTTTGAGGCGGCCGCGGCAAGCCTTGGTCACCGCGGGCCGCGAGACGCCGGCGAGTTGTGCGAGCGCGGACCGCGCCACGAGCCGCGGCTGCGGCTCCGGGTTAACGATGTCCATTTCCGAACCTCTCGCGGTTAACCGGGATGGTTAATCCCGCCAAAAAATCGAGATTGCCTTCGGGGCCCGCGGTACGGCTTCTAAACCGCGGTACCCGGGGTACCCCAGTCACAGTACCTTTTGTTTTTACGGGCTTTTTGGGGTGCGTTTAGTAGCCAAAAACATGGTGTCGCTTCAATTGATCGATCAACGCGGCAGTCATGATCGAAGGAAGCTTCTGTTCAACGCTTCGAACAGCTGGCCCTAAGGTGGGGTGTGCATCGACACGATGACTCTTGCTCGTCGTGTTCCACACCATGTCCACCTTGTTGATGCGCTTGCCACCGCTGACACGAAACAAGCCCTTGCGCTTACCTAGGTCTAGGAAGACGAACGGGTTGCCACTGGACGCTGCCACCCGAAGAGCCACGGCGTTGCGTTGCTTACGGCTTCCGCGTCGGTACCGCTGCCCTAGGGCTATGGCACCGAGCTTGTTCGCCTGTCGTACGAGCTTCTTGCGTGGCGGGGTATTGCGCCCCTCGCCAGCCGATACGCCCGTAGGGACGGACCCTCGCTGAACGCCGCCGGTCTCCTGTTTGAGCATGTAAGGGTTGGGCGACCCCACGACCGCATACATCCGATCGACGTTGGTCCCACGCGCTTTCTCGACTCCGAGCGTGCGCGTCGTCCAGTTGTTACGGAGAACTAGCCGCTTTTCGATCTCGTTCGACCAAAACTGTGACCGGCGGTCGGTCTGAGATCCACTTCCAGCGGCGCAGCGGTGATCCAGTGATCCACCTGGCAGCGGGGTGGCTCGGTCGGGCAGCCGAGAAGTCGGCCCGAGCGGGCAAGTACGGC